GTACTCTTTCGCGCGTGCCTGGTGTCGATCGTTTAATTGGCTGTAGTAAGCGTCTCGATAGATGAGAGCTAGCGAACGGTAAACTTGCCACACAAGCATGGCCTTCGACCACACCACATTATTAATCCCACGCGTTTGTAAGGCTAGAGTGTTGTTGTCATTGAACTCTCCTCGCCGCAGCAGCCGGACAATTTCCAGATGCATCGCTTCTTGGGCGATCAGGATCTTTGTTGTTAGATTGATTCCTTCCGCCGCAGCTACCGAAAGCACGTTCGAATCATATTCAGTTAACCTATCTACCGTAACTGCCGGCCCGTCTAAGAATAGAGCCATTCCTACTCCTTTGCCGGTTTCGATGAGTGCTTTTGCGGCATAACCACGAACTGAACCCGATTCATCGCCTCGAATTCCTCCTGGTCTCGCTTTTTACTGGCGTTGGCCGAGTGAAATTCCAGACTTTCGTCTTCTGTTGCAGGTCGCGCTTTCCCTTCGGCAATCTGTTTGGCGGCCTGGTGGCGAGTCGTTTCGGTGAGGACACCGGCTTTGCCGCCGTCTGACGTTGCCATGCTCACCACCACCACATAAGGTGTGTCCAGCGTGCTTTCCACTTCACGAATCTTGCTGTAGTACAACCGTAAGTCCACTGTGTGTCTCCCTCAAGCCAGAATTAGAAAGGGCCTGCGCGTAAACGCGGGCCCAAAAACGATCGGGTTAGTGCCAACTGCCACGAACTAACAGGTAACTTGAACGCCGAAGTTGTTGCGGAGCACTGCGGTTCCGTACAACACGTCCACCGTGAATTGCTGAGCCAGTGTATTCGGCTGGTAGCTCATCGTTACCCGCATACCGAAGCTTCCGAGTTCTGCGTATTCCGCAATCGCCCCGGTTCCCGGAAGCGGTTGTGGCAATCGGCGAACAACCAGACCCAAGCCGTTTTTCGCGAATGCCAGATTATGGATGGCACCCGGTGCGCTTCCTGTTTTCGAAACGAACTGGCTTCGGAACACGTAGAAGTCTTTGATTTTGCCGATCGTACCGTCAACAATCGTACGCAACCCAGCCTCGCCTGCAGTTTGAAATTCGCTGAACCGTGGAATCTGTCGCAGTTGTGAATACGTGCTCGCATCTACTACAAGGAACTTCGGTTCACTCGCAGGAAGTTTTGCTTGAAAGAGAGCGGTTTCTGCCGCATCAAGCATGGCTTCGGTGATCGGTGTACCCGGTGTACCTAGCGGGGCATTCGCGGTGAAGCCGGCATATAGCGCTAGCAGATCGCTCTCTATCCGCTCGGCGATCGCAACCACAGCAGGTTGCATATACACCTTCAGCAGGTCTGGAACCGCAAGGACCTTGGTTATGTCCGGTATTTGGAAAGTTGCTTCGGCGTGCGTGTTGAGAACGATCTGTGCATTCCCCAAGCTCGGGTTTTGTGTTTGCACCATGCCGCCTTCAGCGATATTATTCGCCACCAGAGTTGGCGGAATCGGAACGTTTACGGTGTCTCCCGCCTGAGCCAAGCTCGGCTCATAATCGCGGTTCACCAGGTTGCCCATAACCAGGTTTCCTACAAGGGCTGGCAGCGCGTCGGCCGCCACAAGTTTCACAATCGCGTTTGCTACATTTGCTGAAGTAATTGATGGCATCTTTCTCCTGTTGGTCTCTTGTTTGTTCTTATTTCCTGTGTATTGCTGGTCCTACACGCTTTTCAGCGTTTGCGAGGCGATCTTGACAATCTCCTGGCGAACTCGGTCTAACTCCGCTTTGTCCATGGCAGGGCTAATCTTGTCGATATCAATAGCACTCTGTCCCGCCGACTGAAGTTTCTGGCTTCCGGTTACACCAGAGCCGCCACTAATTCGGGCGGGAAGAAACTCAGGGTTGTCATGTACAAAACTCGTCAGGTATTCTTTTGCCGCAACTTCACCCTGGTCTGTCTTGGCCAGCAAGCGTCCGTCCTCCGCCCGGAAGATCCCGTCCTGAACAGCTCGGTATGCCAAGTCCACTTTGGCCACCCCAAGTCGCTGTAGCTCGGTTCGAATTGCAGAATTGCGCTCAGCCTCCTCGGCTACCTTCCGGTTGCGCTGGCTTTCTGCAACCACTTCGTTCAAACGTTTTTCCAGCTGTTCGCGGCGCCGGCGCTCTTCCACTAACTCCGCTTTGTAAGCCGGTTCCTTCTTCGATACGTCTTGCCGCATATACTCCTGAACGGCCCGCTGTACAATCGCCTCTACATCCATTCCGTCTCTTACAGATTCGTCCACTGTTCCTCCTCTCACTTACTCGGCGCCTTCGAAAAGCTCGCATCGATCTCTGCCACAATCTGGTCCTTAACATCCTGCCGAATGTCGCTGAAATACTTCATGGCAAGCCGTTTGAATAGCTGTGCTTTCATCGTGTCTGACTGGATCCCAAGATCCAGCAGCCTCTTCGCATCGTCCAACTCCGTACCGAAGTCGCCGATATCGAATTCGTCCATGCCCGATACGTCCAGCCGTAACCCGTCTTGCCGCGCCAGGTTTACCTGCTCAAGCACCTGCCGAATTCCTTCCTTCACCGTGTCGCCATAGCTCCGCAGAATTTCCTGCGTTACCCCAAAATCCCTCTGCTTGCTGATTCCGCTCTGCCCCGTGGTTGCTTGGGGCCCGCCCGCTTGGTTCATTAGGTAGCTAACCCGGTAAATCTCATCTTTTAAGCGGTTCAAATTGTCCGACGCGATCTGAAACACGTGCCCTTCAGGTTCGGTCCAACCGAATTTGTCGCCCGGAGCCAACTGTATGTAGTAGCTTTCCCCTGTAATCTGGTTCCATTCTCTGTCCGAATACACAATCGGCTGCGCGAAAAGCCCCATCGTAAGAGCCCAAGCAAGCGCGTTTGACTTATTGAAGTGCTCCAGCTGTAGTAGTGCGGCTTTGTTCATCAGCCACAGTCCTTCGCTCACGCGCATTTCGAACAGCGGCACCCGGTTTTGACCGGCCAGGCCGTGTTGCCCTTCAGAGGTTAAAGTGATTTGTGCCGAATCCTTCGCGGAAGAATCTTGGCTGTAAATTCGGAACTGCTGCCGGTCGTAATAGACCCAACGAAGCTCCTTTTTCCAGTCAGGGTCGGCCACGTCAACCTGCTTCAGGCACTGCGTTCGAATAACGACCCATTCAAGTCGGCCTTCTTGGTCGTAGCTCCAATTGATAACGTCCTCGGGGCTGTAATCCACCAGGTACGCTCTGCTTCTCCCCTGCTCATCTTCCTCGGCTCGCGTCGTTGCACCGGCCGCTACCACCGGAAACTCAAGTGCTGTGTAACTTCGCCCATATACCATCGCCTGCGCGGCACGCTGCCTGAAAAACTCAGTTAAACTTGTGCCACGTAAATCACAGTCGTGAACGAACTGGTGATAAAACATGCCAGTGGTCTCCGTCTTCCCGTCCATTTGTAGTACGGGCTCACGACGCATTAGCGTTGCTGCGTACCAATCAATAATCGACCCGATATAGTTCTCGTAAAACACTCGGCTTAGGCGCTCCAGGTAAACTTCCCCAGGCTCTTTCGCCCGCCTTATCAGATACTCGGACGCGTGATTACGGAACTGCTCGCCACCGGCATACAAGTCCCGGTACTTCCGCCACATGGCTTTCTGAGCCGTATATTCCGGATGTTCCCGATTGATGAAATGCATGCTCATGTCGTTTCTAAAGAATCCTGTTTGATTGCTCACCGAAGTTGACCACCGCCTTCCTCACGGAATAGATTAAGTAGCCCAGCGCATCCGAAGAGTGTGTTCTCTTCTTGTCTTTATTTTTATCAATATCCTGGCCGTCCTCTTTGTACGAAACCTGCTCAAGATCTTTAATCAGCTCCTTGCATTTCGGGTCGATCGTCAGCTTCACGTCGCCAGCAGCTGATTTCAACTTCGCGTTTACCGTCTGAACGCGATCCCGGACAAACGGGTTCTGTTTCGGAACTTCGAAAGTCATCCGTTCTCGGTGCGTTCGGAAGTGTGCAGTCACAATTTCGTAATCTGTGCTGCCTCTTGTGCTACGCGCCTGGCCTGAAGCGTCCCCGTATACCGAATAGCCAGCCACATGCCCGCCATATCGCCTGCTGAACTCGTCACATGCCTCTTGTGTGCAGGCGCCGTTCAGAACAATCTCATCCAGAACTCTCACCAGCTCGCCATCTACCTGCGCCACAACGGAACAGAGTGGGTTGACATTAAAGTCCATAGCCCAGCAAATCGGTAGGTAGGTTAAGGGCGTTAATGCCTTTACGTGCTCCTTGTGATTAAACAGGGCATAAACCCGTTTGCCATTGGCATTCAAATATTCCCCCATAACTTCCTGTAGAAAGAACGATTCGTCGTAACTGCTTTTCAGTCGATCGTAGTAATCCGGGATTGCGTCCAGAATATGCCTGTTCTCGAAGGCGTGAGCCCGAATAACGTCATACCGTTCCGAAGCATTGCCCTCAATGAACTTCCGATAAACCCAGTCAAAACCCTTAGGCGTCCAAACCGCAAAGCCACATAGAAGCTTTGCCTTGGCATCCCGCAACCGTCCTTCTAATCGCAGCCACGCTTCTTCACGTGTGTAAGTCAATTCATCGAGCCCGAACCATGCAACGTTTGTTCCTCGAAGACGTTCGAACTCGTCCATAGCCCGGAATAGGATCTGCGAACCGCTGTCCCGCATCGTTAGTACACCGTCAGACTTGTTGAAAGTGAACGGTAACCCATTTGTCTCTAGAATTTCGAGGAATGCGGCTTGGGTTGCATCTCGTAACATGGGATAAGTTGGCGCGCCAATTAACCCTGTCCGCCCGGCATTGATATAGGAAAGTCGGATCGCCTCATGGCAGAGCGCCTGACTTTTTCCTGATCCAATCGGCCCCGAAAACCCCTTGAAGCGTGCGTTGCTCTTATGAAAGTCACGCTGGGAGGGCAAGGGCTGGTAGACTATATCTCGGTGGTGTATTCCGTCTCGCTCAATAAGTCTACCCAT